CGACGCGACGCTCGTGTTGACACCGACCGCAACGATCCAGGCGATCGGCGAGCTCACCGGCGCGATCGACATCACGATCGACGCGGCCGGGACGATGGTCGCGAAGGCCCTCGCCGAGGGCTCGATCAACTTGACCCTCACGCCCGCCGGCGTGGTTCAAGGTCTGGGCCGGATCCAGGGGACGGCGGCGCTCTCGATCTCACCCGCGGGGACGCTCCGCGGGATCGGCTCGCTCGCCGGCCTGGCCGAGCTCGCGATGACCTTGACCGGGATCATGTTCGACCAGGGCGCGCGACGGATCCCGAACTCGCTCTCGACGTTCCTAGTATTTTTGCAAAATTCGCGGCAAGATCTCGCGAGCGGAACCGAGAGCTCGATCCAGACGACGGCCGGGAGCGAGTTCAACTCGACCCAGTCGCTCTCGGCTGGGACGAAGAACTCGAGCCAGTAGGAGGAACTCATGGCCTTATGCGACACGGACTTCTCCGGCGAATGTATCGCCAGGAAGCGCGGCGACACCGCGCCCGACAAGATCTTCGTCACGGACCCGGAGAACAACGGCGCCCCGCTCGACATCACCGGCTTCTCGTTCAAGCTCACCGTCAACACCGAGCAAGATCCGGACCCCGTCGGCCCGCCGATCATCGGGACCGAGCTCGTCTCGATCAACGGGACGATCACGAACCCGTCCGGCGGCGAGGTCGAGTTCCCCTGGAGCTCCGGCGACGCCGACCAGGTCCCGGAGGATTACTTCTACGACATCGAACAACAAGACACGACCGGGAGGATCCTCACGATCGCGAAGGAGAGGTATCAATTCCAGATGGACATCACAAAATAGGAGCCCGACATGGCGATCCAGTTCATCATCGAGGACGGAACCGGGAAGGACGACGCGACGGCCTACGTCGACCTCGACGCCGCGGACCAGTATCTCGAGAACTCCGACCGGAAGAGCGCCTGGAGAACGAACTCGTCGAACGAGCGGAAGGCGGCGCTCATCGGCGGCGCCGACTACATCGACCAGACCTTCCGCAACCGATACAAGGGCCAGCGATTCTCGAGCGCCCAGCGGCTCGAGTGGCCGCGGATCCAGGTCTTCGACGAGCTCGGGAACCTCACGACACCGCCCGCCGGCGACGCCGGGAGCATACCCGAGGAGATCGGGAACGCCTCGATCGAGTACGCCTTCGAGGCCGCCCAGGCCGTCCTCGCGCCGACGCCGGCCGTCGACGCCACGGGCCGCGAGGTCGTCGAGATCCGCGAGAAGGTCGACGTCCTGGAGACCTGGACAAAATACCGCGACATCTCGACCGCGAAGTTCAAAAAGTTCCCGCGCGCCGAGCTCGTGATCCGTCGCTGGCTCCGTCGCGCGACCGCCGGCCTCACCCTCCGGGCCGGATGACATGGCGCTCGTCGACACCGCCCTCGCCTTGATCCGGAAGTTCGGAGAGGACCGCCAGGTCGAGCTCCGGATCCCGGCCACGACGCCGGCCGACCCGACGAAACCCTGGGAAGTCGACCCGACCGCGACCGAGACGGTCGTCACGGCGCCGGCGGTCGTCATCCCGATCAAGCGGTCGCTCGTCGACGGGGCCTCGATCCGCCAGGGCGACGAGACGGTCCTCCTCGCGGGGCTCTCCCTGGGCGCGACGATCCCGACGACGGCCGACAAGATCTTCGACGAGGGGATCGAGAAGAACATCATCGCGCTCGATCGGATCCGACCAGGGAAGACCGACTTCCTCTACAAGCTCCAGGTTCGGGCGCCCGGATAATGGCGACGAAACCCTACAACCCCGCGGAGATCGTCCGCCAGATCGAGGCCGAGACGGCCGACGACTTCGCGAAGACCGCGTTCGCGATGCTCCGGAACTTGATCTTCGCCTCGCCGGTCGGGAACCCGACGCTCTGGCAGAACCCGAGCCCGCCGCCCGGCTACGTCGGCGGCCACTTCCGGAGGAACTGGGTCGTCTCGATCGCCGTCCCGTCTCCAGGAGAGCGCGACGGGATTGATCCCGCCGGCGCGTCGACGCTCGCCGCGGGCCTCGGAGAGACCCGGATCTACGCGAGAGGGAAGATCGGCCGGCCGCTCATCCTCCAGAATAATGTCCCTTATGCGAGCCGGCTCGCCGAGGGTCACTCGACACAAGCCCCGGCCGGCTGGCTCGACCGCGCGATCGACGCCGCGCTCACGGTCCCCGGCGGACGGAAGGATCTCGGCTAGATGGGCGCCAGCACACGAACCCCGGCCGAGTTCCGCGACACCGTTCGGACCGCGTTCGGGACTCACTGGACCGGCGCCGGCGAGAGCCTCGAGACCGTCGCCTGGGACAACCTCGACTTCGATCCCGCGGGCCTCGACGACTACGTCTTCGCGTCACTCGCTCACGCCTCCGGCGAGCTCGCCAGCCTCGGCGCCGGCGCGTCGGTTCAAGTTCGCCGGACGGCAATCTTCGCGGCCCAGGTATTTGTCCGGCATAATACCGGGCAAGCTCGAGCGGACACCCTGGCGGAGATCCTTCTCGACTTCGTCGAGTCGGTTCACCTCACGGGGATCCGGTTCCGGGACCAGGGCGTGATCGAGGCCGGAAGGATCCAGGGATGGTTCCAGGTCAACGTCAACGCGCTCGTCGAGTATGATTCATTCCGGTCCGTGTGAGACGGCCTCAACTCTAGGAGAAGACCGCCATGTCTGACACAAATCGAGTCGGGCTTCGATTTTTCAGAAGCTCCCAGCGGACCGCCCCCATTCCCGCCGGACCCTTCACGCTCAACCAGTTAAGATTCACCGGGACGCCGAACCTCGCCTTCGTCCCGAACACGATCGTCTCGGAGGAGATCCGGCCCGATCGCCAGATCTCCGACCTCATCCTTGTCGGGGCCGAAGCCGGAGGAGACACGGGGATCGAGCTCTCCTTCGAGGCGTTCGACGCCCTCATCGAGGACGCCCTCTTCTCGAGCTTCGTCGCGACGATCGAGAAGCTCGGGACCGGCGAGATCACCGCCTTCGGGGTCGGGACCGTGACCGTCGACGACGGCGCCGACTTCATCATCGGCCAGGTCATCCGCCTCCAGAAGCTCGCGACGGGCGAGATCGGCGACGGGATCTATGAGATCACCGGGATCGCCGTGAACGTCCTCACGGTCAACCCGCTCGCGGGAACCTCGACGAACGCGCTCGACGGAACGGAGACGGCCGACGCCGACACCCGGATCAACGTCACCGGCTTCGTCGCCCAGGGGACCGGCGACATCTCGGTCGTCGTGACCGGATCCGACGCCGTGTTCCAGTTCCCCGCCGGCGCGCTCGACAACGCCTTCGGCCCAGGCCTTCCGGCCTTGATCGGCCAGTGGTTCAAGTTCGCCGAGTTCACGACGGTCGGGAACAACGTCTGGAACCGCGCGCGCGAGGTCGACCTGGCGAACGACACGATCACCGCCGACGCCCAGACCGGCATGGTCACGGACGCCGCGGGGACCGAACAGGTCCAGGCCTTCTACGGCTCGCGGATCGAGAACGGCGCCGACCCGATCGACTCTCACCAGAACGCGGTCGAGCGGCGCTTCGAGGATCACACGCCGATCACTCGGGAGCTCTTCCTCGGGATGGCGCTCAACAACTTCAACATCACGCTCGCGCCCCAGGCGATCGCCGTCGGGAACTTGACCTGGTTCGGCTTCAACTCGGCCGTCTCGGACAACTCCCCGACCTACCCGGAGCTCTACGAGAACCTCCCGATCGACGTCGCGGCCGAGCAATTCGACGTCTACAACACGTCGAGCGACATCGGCCGGCTCGGTCGTGGCGTGGATCCGGTCGACGCCGCGGGCGAGAACTTCGTCCTCGAGGCGACGATCGAGATCAACAACAACCTCCGGCGCCAGCCGGCGGTCGGCGTGTTCGGGGCGAGCGGGATCGGCGTCGGGGAGTTCTCCGTCACGGGGACGCTCTCGACCTACTTCGACAACGACGAGATCCTCCAGATCATCCTCACGAACGAGGAGACGTCGCTCGATCTCATCACCCAGGGCGGGGACGGTCGGACCATGATCTTCGACCTCCCGCGGATCAAGTTCTCCGGAGGAGCGCCCGACGTACCAGGCAAGAACGCCGACGTCACGATCCCCGGAACCTACCAGGCAATTCTCGACGCGACGTTCGGCTACACGATGTCGACCCAGCGCGTGAACTTCGCCCGGTAGTTCAACGACAACCGGGCCTTCGAGGCCCAGGAGGAAGACCGTGAGAGTCTTAGAGGCCTTTGAAGTATCCGAGAAACTATCGAACGAGGGGCGAGAGTGCGAGATCGAGTTCGGCGGGAAAGTGATCGCGGTCGTGAGAGTTCGGCCAGCCGACGCCGCGCTCAATTCCAGTTACAGGCGCGAGCTCGCGGAGCTCGCGGTCGGGATGAAGGGCAACGGCCTGGACTCGATCGAGGACGATGTCGATCGCGAGATGTTGTGGAAGCTCTACGCCCGGACCGTCGTCCTCGGCTGGACCTGGACCGACCCGAAGGACAAAAAGGACCAGAAGCTCAAGTTCACCGAGACGAACGCCGTCCGCCTCTTCAAGCGGGCGCCGAAGTTCTTCCAGGCGATCCAGGTCGTCGCGCTTCGCTGGGGTCACTACCGCGCGGCGCACGAAGAGGACGCCGCGGGAAACTCATAGAAGTCCTCGATCACACGCTCCGGATCGGGGACGCGAAGGTCTCGGACCAGATCATCGCGGCCATGAAGGAGCGAGGGCTCGCGCCTCCGGATCATCTCGAGGCGCCGCCTACGGTCGACCCGCGCTTCCTGGTCTACTGGGAGGCGTTCCAGGATCTCCAGGGCGAGCGACGACAACCGCGCGGCCCGATCCCGATCTCCGCGATCGCGTCCTACTGTGACGCCTACGGGCTCGACCTGGACCGCTTGAAGCGGATCGTCTGGAAGGTCGACAAGGTTCTGGTCGATCACTGGAAGAGCGTCGACGAGGCGGACGATCGGAAGCGGAAGGCCGCCGCCGCCCATAAGCCAGCGAGGACTCGCTCATGACCGACCGCGTCATCCGCGTCGTCCTGGACTCTCGAGGAGTCGCCTCCGGCGTCCGTCGAGCGCGCGGTCCCCTCGGCGGACTTCGCGGCCAGGTCAACGGGCTCTCGGGCGCGTTCAAGGTCGCGGCGGGAGCCGCGGCCGGCTTCGGGATCGCCCTCGGCGTTCGCGAGATCATCAAAGCGGTCGACACCTTCCAGTCCCTCCAGAACCGCCTCCGCGTCGTCACCGACGGCGTCGACGAGCTCACCGCGGCCCAGACGCGCCTCTTCGACATCTCCCAGGACACGCGGACGGACTTCGAGGCGACGGTCTCCCTCTTCTCGCGCGCGTCGATCGCGGCGGGCGAGCTCGGCGCCAGCCAGGAGGAGCTCTTCCGCGTGGTCGAGATCACCGGCAAGGCGCTGGCGATCCAGGGCGGCGCCGCGTCCGAGTCTATCGGCGCCCTCCGCCAGCTCTCCCAGTCCTTCTCGTCCGGTATCGTCCGCGGCGAGGAGTTCAACTCGATCCTCGAGGGCGCGTTCCCGCTCGCCCTGGCCGCCGCCCGTGGTCTCGACGCCGCCGGCGGATCCGTCGGTCGCCTCCGGACGCTCGTCATCGAGGGGAAGGTCACGTCGGAGGAGTTCTTCCGCGCGATCCTCGAGGGCGGCGAACAGATCGACGAGCAATTCGCCGACACGGTCGTCACGATCGGCCAGGCGTTCACGGTTCTCTCGAACTCCCTCCTCTCGTTCGTCGGCGGCATCAACGCCGCCAGCGGCGCGGGAGCGGGAGCGGCTCAAGCGATCCTCGGCATCGGGAAAGCGGTCGACACCCTCTCGAACGCCTTCCTCGCGAGCTTGAGCCCGACGGACGAAGTCTCGAGCGGCGTCAAGGTCTTCGCGACGACCGTCCTCCTGGCGACGCGCGGGGTCGGGCTTCTGGCCGACTCGCTCATCACGGTCCTCGTCGTGGCGTTCCAGTTCGTCGGCCGGACGCTCGGCGCCGTGGCCGCGGTCCTGGGCGAGGTCTTCTTCGGCATCTTCGGAGAGATCGGCGTCGGGATCTCGAACCTCGTCTCGGGGATCCTGGCCGTCCTCCGTGGCGACTTCTCCGAGGCGAAGGACATCTTCGCGAACCTCGGCTCGGACATCGTCGAGGGTCTCGGAGCGTCGACCGCCCGGATCGGGGACATCCTCGGCGAAGCCGGCGGCGACACGGCCGACCTCTTCTTCGACAGCTTCCGGGAGCTCCGCGACGAGCTCATCGCCGACACGAGCGGGACGATTGAAGCCCTCGTCGAGCTCTGGGACGCCGGCGCTCGCGACATCGCCGAGGCCGCCACGGGAGGCGAAGAAGTCGCGGCCGGCGGCGTGGCGGTCGACCCGGAGGAGCTCCGTGAAGTCGCCGAAGGGATCGAGGAGTTCCTCTCGTCGATCCGCCAGGCCGAGACCGAGCTCCGACTCACGCGCGACGCCGGCGAAGGCGCCGCCGAGGCGATCCGCCGCTACCGTGAAGACCTGGCGCTGGCCGCGGCGGAGAACGAGATCTTCGGCGAGTCGACACCGGGGCCGGAGATCGAGGCGCTCCGTGTCGCCTTCCTCGAGCAAGCCGAGCAAGTCATCGCCAGCCAGCGGGCCATCCGCGAAGAGATCGAGGCCTCCGAACTGGCGGCGACGTTCCAGGAACAGATCGAGGCCCTCGAGGAGGAGATCCTCCTCCTCAACGCGACGAACATCGAGCTCGCCGTGAACGCCGAACTCCGCGCCCTGGCGGCCGGCGCAACGGAAGAGCAAGCGGCCCGGATCCGCGAGCTCACCCAGGCGCTCGCCGACGAGAAGGACCTCGCCGCGGACGCCCTCCCGACCCTCCAGGACTTCTTCGACGACGTCGCGGACTCGTCCCAGACGACGCTCGCCGGCATCATCGCCGACCCGCTCAACGAAGGCCTCGACGAGCTCCCCTTCAAGTTCGCCCAGATCCTCCAGCAACTCGCCGCGGACGCCCTGGCGGCCGAGGTCTTCGAGATCCTGGGGAACCTGGGCGGCGGCGGAGGCGGCGGCGGCTTCCTCTCGTTCGTCGGCGGGCTCTTCGGCGGCGGCTTCCAGGCCGGCGGAACGGTCCGCGGCGGCCAGCCGATCCTCGTCGGCGAACGCGGGCCGGAGATCTTCACGCCTCCGGGGTCCGGCTCGATCGACCCGAACATCAACATCAACCAGGCCGCCCAGGCGCCGCCGAT